AGGAAGGAGATCCAGCCCGAGCGGCCGAACCGCGATTTGGCCGACTTCCTCGATCACATTGCCCGCAGCGCGCATCGCGGCCTCGGCTGGCCGATTGACATGCACGACATGAGCAAGATCGGCGGCGCGGCCGTGCGCTCGGTCATGGGCCAGATCCAGCGCAGCGTCGCCCAGCGGCAGGACGCCCTCTGGACGCCGCTGCTGTCCGCCGTGCTCTACGCGACCGGCGCCTTCCTGGGCACGGGCGCGCTGCCCTTCACGCGGGATTGGTGGAACCTCGCCTTCACGCTGCCCAGCAAGCCCAGCGTGGACATCGGCCGCGACAGCCAGAACCGCCGCGCCGACGTCGCCATGGGCCTGCGTTCGCTCAGCGAGATCGCCGAGGAAGACGGCAGCACCGCCGAGGAACTGCTCCGCCGCCGGGCCAACGACTGGCTGCTCCGCGAACGCATCGCCACCGAAACCGGCGTGCCGCCCACGGCCATCTTCAATCCCGACGTCGAGGTCGGCCAGCCGATGGAGCCTCAAGTTACGCTCAACGATCCCAACGCATGACGCCCTATCCCCGCATCGCCGCCGCGCTCCTGTCCGCCCGCTGGTGCATCACGCCCGCCGCGCTCGCCGCCATCCGCAACACCTTCGAGGCCGCCTGCGCCGGCCGGCTGCGGGCCGATGACCACATGCCCATGCCCGGGCAGCCCGACGATTACGAGGAGGCCGAGCCCGTCATGGCCGAGGGCATCCTCGTCGTGCCCGTGCACGGCGTCTGCGCCCGTTACCTCTCCGCAATGGAAACGGACTGCGGCGGCCTCGACCTCAACGATACCGAGGCCACGCTCCGCGAAGCGCAGGCCGATCCGCGCGTGCAGGGCATCGTCCTGCATTTCAACTCGCCCGGCGGCACCGTGACCGGCATTCCCGAGCTGGCGTCCCTCATTCGCACGATCAGCGAGACCAAGCCCGTCATCGCCTTCACGGATGCGCAATGTTGCTCCGCCGCCTACTGGCTCGCGAGCGCCTGCGATTCCCTCGTGGTCACGCCCACGGCTGACGTCGGCTCCATCGGCGTCTATTCCGCGCTGGTCGATGAATCGGCCGCCTGGGCGCAGGAAGGCTACAAGCTGGAGCTGATGAAGGCCGGCAAGCACAAGGCGATGGGCATTCCCGGCCTGCCGCTGGCGCCCGAGGACCGCGCCCTCATCCAAGCGGAAGTCGATTCGATCTACGCCATGTTCACGGCGGACGTCGTGGCCAATCGCGCCCGCAACGGCGCCACCGTGGCCGAAGACACGATGCAGGGGCAGACCTTCATGGGCGGCACCGCCGTCGCCGTGGGCCTTGCGGATCGCGTCGTGGGCAGCCTCACGGACCTGCTGGCCGCGCTCACCATGGACGGCCGCGAAACTCAGTAACGTCGGAAAACCTATGCAAAAACTACGATGACCATCTTCGGCAAATCCGCTCGCGACACGTTCCTGATGGCCGCCCTCGCCCAGGCCGGCATCACGGAAGAAACCGTCACCGCCGCGCAGGCGGCGAACAACCTGGCGTTCCTCGGAGCGAAGAGTCCGCAGGAACAGGCGTTGCACAGCGACCTCCTGCAAGCCCGCGAGGAAAATGCCAAGCTCAAGGCGCTCGAAGCCAGCCTCAAGGGCACGGCGATTTCGCTCGGCGCGACTGAGTTTTCCGTGGAAGCCATTACCGCCGCGGTCGAGGCCCGCGAATCCGCCGCCCGCCAGGCCGGCGAGGACGCCGCCACGCTCCGCGCCGCCAGCGAACTCGCCGCCCGCGGCCATGCGCCAGTCGCCACCGCGCCCGGAGCCGCCGCCGACAACGCCCAGAAGAAACCCGGCGAAGGGCTCACGGGCCTCGCCAGGGTCACCGCCATTTTCCAGGCCGAGCAGGTTGCTGCGCGGCAGAACTAAACCCAAACCAAACGATTCATGCCACACACCCTGCTCGACATCGCGAAGCTTAACGGCTCCGACAAAGTCGTGGGCCTGATCGAGGAGTCTCTGGTGCTTGCGCCGGAAGTCTCGCTCTTTCCTGCTCGCACCATCCGCGGCACGTCCTACAAGACCGTCGTCCGCACTGCCCTCCCGACCACGCAGTTCCGCGCCGCCAATGAAGGCGTGACGGGCTCGCAATCCACGTTCACCAACCGCCTCGTCGAGACCTTCATCCTCGACGCGCAGATCAAGGTCGACAAGGCCGTAGCTGATGCCTACGAGGACGGCCCCGCCGCGCTCCAGGCCGTCGAGGCAGCGGGCGTCGTCGGCTCCGCGCTTAAATTGCTCGGCAGCCAGATTTGGTATGGCATTGGCACGGGCGGCGATGCGAAGGGCTTCCCCGGCGCCATTGGCATGCACGATTCGACCAACATGGTTGTCGATGCCGGCGGCACCACCGCCGATATCGCCTCGTCCGTCTGGGGCGTGAAGTTCGGCCCGCAGAACGCGCAGCTCGTGCTGGGCAACAACGGCTCGCTGACCCTCTCCGACTGGATGTCGCAGCAGGTCACCGACGCCAACAGCAAGCTCTACACCGCGTATTGTTCCGCGCTGACCGCTTACCCCGGCCTCCAGGTCGGCAACGTCTACAGCGTCGGCCGCATCAAGAAGCTGACCACCGACTCGGGCAAGGGCCTCAGCGATACGCTGGTGGCCGACCTGCTCCAGAAGTTCCAGACGAACCTGGGCATGTTCCCCGACGTGCTGTTCATGACCCCGCGGTCGCTGTATCAGCTCCGCGCCAGCCGCACGGCCACGACCCCGGGCGGAACCCCCGCTCCGATTCCGACCGAAGTCTTCGGCGTGCCGATCCAAGTCACCAATCAGATCCGCAACACCGAGGCTCTGACGCTGTAATTCACCCCAGCGACCCCTAACTACCCAAGAACATGGCCAACGAATTCGCCAGAAATCGGCAAGACGCGTCGCTTAATCCAGCGACCTTCGCCCTGCCCACCACGCTGCTCGCCGCGGGCTCCAAACAGAGCGCCGCGATTGACCTCGGCGCCGACACCTACGAGAACGAAAGCTTCGAACTCGAACTGAGCATCCCGGCGCTCAGCTCCACCATTGCGCCGGCGGCCTCGACCGGTGGCGTGACCTACGCCATCGAGTCCGGCACGACCAGCACGTTCACCACCGCGACGCGCACGATTGTCTCGCAGACGATTGCGGGCAGCGCCAACGGCGTTGCCGAAACCGCGCTGCGGTGCCGCGTGCCCAGCAACTGCGAACGCTACGTTCGCGCCCGCGTCACCTTGGCGACCACTTGCACGGATGCCAGCGCCGTCGCCGGCACCCTCACGATTCGCTTCTGATCGGCCGCCTTCCCGATCGGAACTCATGCCGGCGCCGCCCTTGACTCACGTCGGGGGCGGCGTTTTGGCGGAGATCCCACCGAAGGCATAGCAATTGAAGGCATGAACGAAATCGAAGGCACCCCGAAGAAAGTTTCCACGCTCTCCGCCTGCTTCATCGCAGGCAACGAAGCGCACTGTATCGGCAACATCCTGCGCGACATCCGCGACCACGTTGACGAGGTCGTGATCGTCAAGGCCGTCGGCAATCAGATGTCCGATTCCACGGCGCTGGTCGCCCTGGACTGCATCGCCGAAAAGAAGCTGCATCTGGCCGCCTACGGCAACCGCGACGAGACCTTGCCGCACATCGACGACTTCGCCGCGGCCCGCAACAAGTCGTTTTCCCTGGCGGCCGGCGACTGGATTCTCTGGCTCGACTGCGATGATCGCGTGACGCCGGAGAACATGGCCCGCATCCGCGAAGCCATCGCCACCGTGCCCGACGACGTCAACGCGCTCTTCTGCTCCTACGCCATCGCCGACAAGGGCTCCGTCATCCTGCGCGAACGCCTCATCCGCAACGGCAAGGGCAAGTGGCGCGGCGCCATCCACGAAACCTGCGTCGTCGAGGGCAAGGCGCTCGAATGCCCGCAGATCGTCATCCATCACACCGACCCCGATCCGGCCAAGAGCGAAGGCAGCGCCCGCCGCAATCTGGCGATCCTCGACCGCGTGCTCGATCAATACCCGCGGCACCTCTTCTATCGCCACGCCGAGCACGTCCGCCTGGGCAACGTGGACGCCGCCCGCGCCGATGGCCTGGCCGCGCTCGCTTGCCTGCACAAGGACAACGCCGAGGAGCGTTACCTCGTGCATCTGAACCTGGCCGAACTGGAGCCCGACCGCGCCGAGGGGCACCTCGCCGCCGCCGTGCAACTCCAGCCGCACCGCCGCGAAGCCTTCGCCATGCTCGTGCAATATCACACGCGCCGCGGTCAGGTCAGCCAGGCCACCAGCTACTTCCGCATGCTGGATGCCTTGCCCGTGCCCGCGCCGCTCCCGTGGACCCATCAAGCCTGCTGGTATGGCAAAGCCTGGGGCCGCCAATACCTGCGCGTGCGCCTGCTCCGCGCCGCCGGCCAGCACGAGCAGGCCGCCGGGGAGCACGCCGCCAACCTGCTCGATCCCGAATACCGCGCCCAGACCGCCGCGCTGGATCTCGACCAACCGACCCAAGACACAAACCCCAACTGACATGGCCGCCTTCAATCAAGTCACCCTCATTGGCAACCTGACGCGGACGCCCGAGCTGCGCTACCTGCCGAAGGGCACCGCGGTTTGCCGTGTCTCGCTCGCGATCAATCGCAAGTGGCGCACCGAAGCCGGCGAGGAACGCGAGGAGGTCACCTTCGTGGACTGCGACGCGTGGGGCAAAACCGCCGAACTCATCGCCGCGTATTGTCAGAAAGGCGACCCGCTGTTCGTCACCGGCCGCCTCAAGCTCGACACCTGGAAGGACAAAACCACGAACGAGGACCGCAGCCGCCTCGGCGTCGTAATTGAGCAGATGCAATTCCTCCGCCCCAAATCCGCCGGCGACCGCCCGGCCAAACCTAAACCCGCCCCCGCCGCCGAGGGGCCCGGCGCCCCAGCCTCGCCCATCGACGACGAAGTCCCCTTCTGAGCCATGAGCACTTTTTCCGATCTCGTCGCCCGCGCCCAGCAACACGCCGAGGGCATCGCCGGCACCGCCGTTCGCATTGATGGCGTGGGCACGGTCCTGACCGGCGTCATCGACCGCAGCACGCATCGGCAAGAGCTGGGCGACGGCGGCTTCGCGCCCGAGGCCAACGCCACGCTGTCCCTGTCCAAGTCGCAGCTCGAAGCCGTCTGGATTCCCTGCCTGGGCGCCATCGCGACCGTCGAGGGCCGGAAATACAAGGTCGTGATGGTCGAGGAAGACGACGCCGCCTACAACCTCGGCCTGATGGACCTCAGCCAGCGCAAGCGCGCCTCGTGACATGTTCTCTTTCGCCCAGGACAAGTTTGCCCAGGACATCAAGCGCCTTGCCCAGCTCACGCGCAAGACGGCGCCCGACATCCTGAAGCAGGCCGCGCGCGCCGTCGTGGCCGATGCCTGCGCGCTTACGCCGCCGACGACAAACAATCCGCTCGGGGCAGCCGGGCTCAATCGCAAGCTGACCTCCCTCCCTGGCAATTCCAAGGCGGCCGAGGAACAGGGGAAAAAAGCCATCGCCCGCGATGTCAACCGGCTGTTCATTCCGGTCGATCAATTCCTGTCGGATCGCGTGGTCCGCGCGGCCGGAATCCAGAATTCGGAAAGCGTTGCGCGCCGTCTCAAGCGCATGGTTTCCGCCGGCCGCTGGTTCGATGCGGACAAGCTGATGCGGAAGCTGAAGCTGAAATACTATCCGGCCGAGATCGCCAAGAATGCGACCGTTGACCTGCTGAACAAATACCGCGACGCCAACGGAAGAATTCGGCGCCAAGGCGCCCGCCGGCAGGGTATTTTGATCGCGAACGAGCGGTCGATGCCCCGCGTCATCCGCATCAAGCAAAAGCTGGTCGGAACCGCTAAGTCTGGCTGGCGAAAAGCGGCAGATATGGTTGGCCTGCGTCTGCCCGCCTGGATTCGGAAACATGACGGCACCGGCATCGCCAGCGCCAGCAACTCGCCCGACAAGCCCGAGTTCACGGTCGGCAACGCCGTCCGCTACATCCAGCGCGCCGGCCGGGAGGAGAAGATCATGGAGCGGGCCATCGGAAACGTCCGGCGCAACCTTCCGCTCCAGATCGAGGCCATCCTGAAGCGCAAGGCCCGGGGTGCCGGCTTCCGCGCCAAATGACCTTGCACCCGGCACCGAAACTGGCACCGTAGGTCCGTGGTCACTGAGCAGGACATGATGCACGGGCGGGAATGGGACGGGACGACCGACCTCCGCGGCTGGCTGCTCACGGAGAAGTATGACGGCTGCCGGCTCTACTGGGACGGCGCCAAGGCCTGGACCCGCTCCGGCCGCGAAATCGCCCTGCCCGCCGGCTGGACGATGCCCGCCGTCGCCCTCGACTGCGAACTGTGGGCCGGTCGCGGCGGCTATCAGGCCACCCGCAATGCCATCAATCACGGCGACTGGTCCGATCCCAGCCTTCAGCTCGTCGCCTTCGATGTCCCCGGCCTGCCGGCGTCGGCCGATTGGCACCGCGCCCTGCTGGCGATTATGTCGCCGGCCTACCCGAAGCTCACGGCCCCGCGGATGTGGTTTGCCACCTCAAACGCCGCCGTCATCGAGCGGCGCCAAGAAATCCAGTCCCTCGGCGGTGAAGGCCTGATGGCGCGCAATCCCGCCCTGACCTACTCCCCCGGCCGCACGAAGCTGCTGCTGAAGGTGCTCTGACGAAGGGCAAGGCAGAAGGCAGAATGCAGAATGAAGAAGGGTGGCCGGTCGGCGTTTCTGCATTCTTCATTCTGCCTTCTTCATTCCCTCACCATGGACGGCCGCCGCGTCAGGCATGGCAAACGAGATCACGCTGGCGTCGGGACTGACCGCTTCCAAGGGCGGGTTGAACGTATCGCCGGCCACGACCAGCAAGACGCTGGACATGTCCGGCAGCAT